AATTTTTATCGTTATTGTTAAAATAAACGATTTTATTACAAATTTCACTATATGGTTGGTTGTTGGAATCAAATAATCTTTCATTTTTAAATGATACTGAATATAACGTCCCATTAATCCAATTATTGGTAAATACGTGAGAAAAAACATTTCTACACGCACCAAAACTTATATTAATTCTTGATAACCATTCTTTAAATAGTTTTTTATCATCATTCAATGATTTAAATGGTCTGGTTACTAAAATATAACATCCTTGGCCAAAAATTTGTTCCCCCCCTTTATTTTGACAATCTCCGTATTGAATTGTAAATTCTCCATTTGAGAATGAGTAACACTCTAAATTAACACTATCTTTACAACTATTAAGACTATTAACGACTTGGCTGTTTATTGCGGTTGTTGGATCACCATCATAATTTCCAGGACTCGTAGCAGGGCTTTGAGCTTGTGACCTATCAGGGATATAACCTTCATCAGAAATTTCATAAAAATTTAATTCATTATTTTGTTGTAACAATAATGAAGTGTCACAATTATTAACTAAATTAGTAGACGCCGGTAATCTATCTGATCTCATAATAATTTTTCTACCACTAACTCCTCCGTCAAAGGACATAGGTGTTGTTGTGTCATATATTGGGGACATATATCCGGCATATACAACAGGATTTAGTGGTGATGTGGGGTAAGGAATTGTTGCGTCCATAATCATTAAAGACCCTCCCTCAACAATTTCATTAATAAAATACCCTCTATTTTGAGTTGGTGTAAATATAATATCATTAAATTCGAATTTATAATATGTGCAAGGTGTTGTTTCAACAACATTCCATTCTCGTGTAAAATGATTATTTATGTTAACTCTAAGACCATTTACACTTATTTCAGCACCAGTAGATACTGACACTAAACAAGAACAAGAAGGGGTAAATAAATTATTTTTATTATCTAAATTTGAATAATATTTTGGTAACTTACTATTAAAAGTTAAAAATGTTGACGGTTGATAATTGAATGAATCATAATATAGGTTCATATTAGAATATGGATCGGTATCTGAATTGTTTAATATGTCGTGACTAACATTCTTAAATCCACCGTTTATAGGGATATTTAATTTAAAATTACCTCTAAATTTTTTAACACCAAAATTAGAATAACCAAATATTTTACTTAAATCGTATTCTATATCAACTCTAGTTGAGTATGGGTCAACTCCTCTCACTAAAAACAAAATAATCTGTTGTTGATAATCTGTGTAAGATGTCATCGGATTATCACTAGTATTTGTAACACAATTATTATTCGAGGAATTTGTATCGATACTGATTCTATTAATCCTCATGTCGTTATTTAAGAACCTCTCATTTAAAGAATTGTCTAATGATGTGCCGCATTGTGAACTAAAATTTCCGTAAGTCATCGCGGTAATAACCTGAAAGTACTCAATATCTGACGGATATTTATTATAATTAGCGTCTTCAGGATTTGGTTGCGGAATTTGATATGTAACCGTTCCGTTAGATCCGTTAGGTTTTACATAATTTAAAGTTATTGAGGTATTATTTAGACAAGTACCTGTAACTGCATTATTGTCATATGAATTTCTAGTTGATCCGGTTAAATTTTTATCGGTATTTAAATCCGGATTTTGGAAAGTGAAAATCATGCCGGAATCAATATAGTCTACACTCAATTTATCTAAAAGAATTACCACAATATTGTCGGTATGATAGTTATTTGGGTCAGGATTCAATGTCGGTTCTATTCTAACTTTAATTTTATTAACCCCTCCACCAGGATTAGTTGGGTTATTCTCAAAATATTTGGCTTTAGTATTAAATAAATTAATTCTTTCGGGTAAAGTTAAACTACTAGTAAAGTAATAATATTGGCTAGCACCTAAAAAGGCTTCATAAATATATGGTATTTTTGTTTGGCAATTAGGTGGCGTTGTTGTCGGATACCCTCCCAAAACATTATTAAGGTTAACGATGTTTTGGTCACCATTTCCAACATTATATGTAGAATTATTAAATTGTAGTATGTTTATTGTTGATAAATCGGTATTAATATTAGACCCACTCGGTAAAAAATCCGCGGGGGTAAAAATTTCTGGAGTATTTTGTGAAGGTCCGTCAGAACAATTACAAAACTCGCATTGGTCATATAATAATAATGGTAATTTAAACCCGTCTAATACCGCGTCTTTTAATTTTAAATAAAGTACCACTAAAGCCACAGAACTCGCTAAATAAGCCGCTCCGCTCGCGATTATTTTCAAACCTAATAAAAATAAAGCGATATCAAATTGAGGAACCGGTACTGGTATAGGGCTTGGAGGTATTATTTGAAAAATATAATAAAAAGAAGCGGCAACAAACCCCGACCCATCAATAATTCTATCAGCGGCCAAAAGTGCTAGAAATGCAGCAACAAGTATTCCAAAATTTTTAACAATATCTATTAAAAAATATACGATATGTATGACCGCAACCAAAGGTAATGCCAAAGCTCTGGCAACAATGACTAATAATTGGAATAATAAAAACAATATGTCTGTTCTATAAACTGAGTCATTAGCCGGAAACTTGTTATGTTCACTTTCACACCTGTCATCCAAAATATTTTTAATGGAAACAAATCTGTTTGGTAATGTTCCATTTCTAAATCTATCAATCATTTGGGATACGGTATAAACTTTATTATATACCATAGGGTAAAATGTGTCTTCACAATCGATAGCCGATTGTATATCTGCGTAATCGTCCCAATCTAAACTAAAAGAATAAGACTTTAATTGTTGAGTTAAATCAACCGTGCTACCGTTAGAATCCCAACCATATTCTCTAATATTCGGTACTAAAAAATACCCTCTTTTTATGTTTTCAGATAGTGAAGGTGATTGATTCCATTTAACTTTAAATCTATATTTAGCCGTTGTCGGTATACCTACTTTTGGGTCGTTTGAAATTACTCTTTCTCCGAACTCATTTGTCGTTATATAATCCATATTCATTGGTATATCTAACAACCAAGTCCCGTCCTCATCTATTACTTGACCTCCATTGTCTAAATCAAAACTTTCAAGTACTGGTCTACCATTTGAATCATCAAATATTGTTTGTCTTATCGCTAAAATTTGTCCAGGACCCGCAACTAAATTACATAACTCACCTTGTTTAAATTTTGGTTTACAATTTTTTCTCAATGACAATGTTTCTAAGTCAGATATCATTGACCCCATAAAAATTGCCGTAGGTTGTATTGTAATATTTAATTCTTCAGATAAATCAAAATCAACTCTAGTTATACCTAAATTACATACTTCGGGTTGTCCCCATAACGGCTCAACATTTGTTTGTTTATCAATTGTTACAATTTGCGGTAATCTAGATAAATTAGACGCGGTTTTAAATTTAGTGCCGGCGACTTGTTCTTCATTAGCAACACCAACCCTGATTAAATCTTGTGGTGATTGTGAAAATTCTCCAATATCAGACAAGTCAACATCCATATGAATTTGTTGTTGTCCTACAGGAACACCAAAAATCATAAAATCACCACTATCATTCGTTACTGAAGTATATTTATAATATTTGTCAAAAACCTCAATTATTGTTTGGTTAGTTAGTACTTCATCTTTTGTAAAAAAACTACCTGTCGGTGAATGTTCACTATATGATTTAACTTTAGGTAGGAGATTATATCTATAACCATCATCATTAGTATCCGTTAATTTTTTATAAGGATATAATTCGGTTATTACTGGATTGTTTTCATCTTCATCGGTTAATGGAACAAAGATAGAAACTTTAGAGTTAGGTATTCCAAACCCTCCATTAGTCGTAACTCTACCTATAACAACGCCGTAATCTGAACATTGTCTTGTATAAATGTCTGTTTGACTAATTTTAAAAGACAAAACTTCTAAAAACTCAAAATCTTGGTCTAATAATACTTTAATTGATTTGTCCTTACCTACTTCGGTTCTAACCCTATATGAATTTGACATTTACTTAATAATCTTTTTTTTGATAAATAGTTTATGACCTATTTTTCAAAAATATAGTTTACGATTTAATAAAATAAATTATCAGGAGAAATTAACGGATTTTAGATTTTTAACTCTAATGTTAATATCTCTACTTGGAAATCTCACTTGATATATTTGTGTTGGTTCCGCGAAAATCGTATCGTCTATTAACTCTATTTGTTTTGTTGCCGGGTTAGAATATCTTTGAGATGTTTGAGATGATGAGTATTGTCCTCCTACATTATTAAAAACTGAAATGTCTGATAAAGATATTACCCCGTTTTCACTTTGTATTTGTCTTCTTAATTCTGATATATTAACGTTTTTACCTAATTGCATATTGTCGGGTGAAAAATAATTAGTAACAAGATTGACAACACTTGATATTACGTTTCCTTGGTTTTGAGTGTTATCTAACACAATATCAATACCTAATGATAAATCAATAACTTTTGCGGTTTCAACTGAGATATAATCATTCATCATCCTATAATTAGATAAATAATTAGCAATATTACTTTTTAAAGTGTTTGAAACAATGTCTGTTAATACTCCATTTTCATCAAATGAAAGAATTTTTATTTTAATTTTATTATCTTCTTCAACAATCGCAACTTTAGCCGGAGCTCCGAATTGGGATGGCATTGTTCTTAAAATAGAATCGTAATCATTAACCGTAACTGCTCTATTTTGAGACGCAAAATTAAAACTAACTAAATTTCTAATTTCTTCAAGTGTCGGTAAACCCGCACCCCCAATAGCTGCCGTCACATTATTACATCTTAAAGAATTGACAACATTAGCATTTACGCTTGTTGATGGTCCGTTTACAAAAAATGATACGGTTCCAATTTGAGTTATAACATTAACCCCTAAATTACTTGTAGTTCCTCCACCAATTCTATATTGAATGAATAGTGTTGAGTTAGGTTTTAGGGTACTACCTAAGGCGAAATTATTTGAATATTTATATAAATCTAATTTATATCCGTTTCTCGCGAACTCTCTTAATTGTTCGTCAGCAGATTGTGAACCGCCGCCAAAAGTTAGTTTACAAAAACCTTCAGGTGTATATTCGGTAATGAATTTATTATTCGCCGTTACGTATTTTCCAACTTTAATACCCGGATTGTCAGATGTTTTTGTAGGGTCTTCAATAAAAACCCTATCTTCAGCAAGAGCTTTAACTTCGTACCACCTGTTCTCGGTATTTAAAAATTCTTGCGAATTAGGAACGTTCGCGTATTGTGTCCCATCCTTCAATATTACACTTGTTACACCTAAAACATTTTTTTCGGGTAAAAAAAGTTCGTAAAATGGTTTAACTTCTTGTGGGGTGATAACTTTCTTAAATACTTTAGTAATCCCATTAACAACGGTTTCTCTTTTAGTTATCGTATAATTAACCAATCTATTAAAACTATCAAAATTTGGTATTTTTACTCTATTTGGATATCCTTCAGCGTTTGTTGGTGAAGTAAAGTCAATATCATATACGGTTTCAAAAACTTGTCCAGCACCAATAACTTGAGACCCTCTTCGTAAAAGACCACAATACCTTAAATCCTCAGCATCACCATTTGCCGGAACCGTTATTGAAAAATCAACTAACGCAACTGATGGTCTTTGCCCAGGTATCTTTAATCCGTAAGTTCTTGCGATATTATATACTGAAGATTTTTGTTGAGCGTATTGTAGTACCGTTTCTTGTATACTCCTATCAATATTAAATTGTAGATTATCTGTTACCGCAGCATTTAAATCAATTAAAACCGAAAATATCGAGGCGTCATTGAAATTTTCTACTACTTCAGGATAATAAATTTTTGTAAAATTTATTAATTCTGTTCTTATGGAATCAAAATCTCTTGTAGTGTAGGATATTTTTTTATTTGCCATATTAGTTAAATATTGATAATTACAAAATCGCTAGCGTTAAATACACTATCAGTAATGATGTAATCTATTTTTATTTTTGCGGTATGTTCTTTAATACCTATATTTGGAACGGTATATACTCTTTCCCCATTGTCAACATAAGTCCCTTTATTTTCTTCATCCTCTGAAGCGTCTTTTATTTCAATACTCGTTATTGTCATATTTGGCATATACTCTGAAACACTATCTCTAATTTCAGACTCTAATTGTGAAAATGTTGGTCCGTCTAATGGTTCAAAAATATATTCATACAATCTTGTTCCGAAATCAGGTAAATAATACCTTGTACCCTTTCTGGTTAGTAATAAATGAACAAGATTTGACCTTATTTCCTCGTCTTGCGAATCCGATAAATCAAAATATGTTCCAACAAAAGAATCTCTAAACGGGAAGTTTATTCCGTAACTCATAACTATTATTTTATTATAAATATAATATAATACAAAAAATCCCGACACAATGTCGGGATTATTGTCGGGATTATGATGAACATCCAAAACATTCAAATTCAGAATCTTTTGGTTTTTCAGGTAGATTCATTTTTGAGAAATCTACTTTAGGTTTTTCTATTGTTTTAGGTTTTTCAACTTTAGATATGTCAACCGCTAAGTGTTTTGCTCCCGTTGAAATTGCCTTTGTTCTAACATAATAACAAAGTGTTTTCAATCCTTTTTCCCAAGCGTGGAAGTGGGATGATGTTATTTTAGATATTGACGGATTCCCCATATAAATGTTCATTGATTGTGATTGGTCAATGAATGGGGCTCTGTCAGCCGCCATATCAATAAGTTCTCTTTGTGATATCTCCCAAATTGTTTTGTATTTAGGAATTAAATGTTCAATTCTCTTAACTTTCTTATGGTAATTTTTTTCTTCAGTATCCAAATACTTATTAAAATTAATATTCTGAATCGAACCCTCATTTAATATAATTTCATTTTTCAAATCTTCACACCAAATTCCAAGTTTTTCAAAATCATTAATTAGATATTTGTTAACAATCATAATTTCACCACCAACAACTCTACGATTAAAAATCGCTGAATGAGCCGGTTCTGTCATTTCATATGAACCTGTTATTTTAGCCGAACTCGCTACAGGCATTTGAGCCGTAAATAATGAGTTACAAACTCCATACTTTTTAACATTTTCTTTTAAATCTTCCCAAGGCCATCTTCCTGATAAATATTGTTCTTTTAATCCCCACATATCAAACTGAAATACTCCTTTTGACATAGGTGAACCTCCAAAGAATTCATAAGGTTTATAGTTACCATCAATACAAAGTTTATTACTTTCAGAGATTGCTGCGAAATATATCGTTTCAAATATTTCTTTATTTAATTTACGTGCCTCATCAGAAGTAAACTTGTAATCCATAAGATAGAATACGTCAGCTAACCCTTGTGTTCCAATCGCAATTGCTCTTTGTTCAAGACCTCCTTTTCTACCTTTTTCGGTTGAATAATTGTTTATATCTACAACTTTATTTAACGCTCTAACTACTTTTTTAGTTTCATTATAAAGTAAGTTAAAATCGAATTTACCATCAATAATAAAGTTCTTTAATACCATAGATGATAAAGTACAAATGGCGGTTGTTCTTTCATCTGTATATTGATAAATCTCATTACATAGGTTTGATTGTTTAATTACACCTATATTCTGATGGTTAGTCTTATTGTTTGCATTATCTTTAGAACATAAATAAGGGACACCTGTTTCTACTTGAGATTCGACTACTTTAGACCAAACGTCTTGAGCTTTAACTTTCTTACCTAATCCCATAGAAACCGCCTTCTCATAATTCTCTTCATACTCTTGTCCGTAACATTCTTGTAATGGTTTTATACCCGCTTTTTTAATGTCGTTAGGACAAAACAAATACCAATCAGAATTATTCTTAACCGCTCTCATAAAATTATCAGGAATCCAAAGCGCGGTAAATAAATCTCTCGCCCTTAATTCTTCTGCACCTGTATTCTTTTTGATATCTAACAAATCAAAAATATCTTTATGCCAAGGTTCTAAGTAAATCGCGGCACTTCCAGGTCTTCTTCCTTGTTGATTAAAGAATCTTAATGATTCGTTAACTATTTTTAGATATTTTAAAAGTCCTCCCGCAAAACCTCCTGATGATGATATTCTACTCTCTTTACTTCTTATATTAGACATAGATAACCCAATACCGGCAGCGTCAGATGAGTATGTTGATATATCATTTAAGGTATGTAATAATCCTTCTCTTGAATCTGAGTTGTTATAATGTAATACACAAGACGCTAATTGTGGGACTTTTGTTCCTGAATTAATCATTATTGGTGTTGCGGGTGAAATTAACTGATTAGATAATGAGTTATAATAATCAACCGCCTCTTCAAATGTTTTAGTCACCCAAACCGCAACTCTCATATACATATGTTGAGGTCTTTCAACAACTTTACCATTTGGTAATTTTAAAAGATACATTTCTTGTAGTGACCTCCAAGCAAAATAATCAAAGTTGTAATCATTATCGTGATTAATTACCTCATTAATCTTTTCTTTACCATAAAGAACCATAGTATCAATAAATTCATTATTAAGAATTCCGCTACGATGTAATTCCATCATAGTATCGTAAAAACTTGGATTAGTTTCTTTGTGATAAGACGAAATTGCTACTGATGACGCTAACCTTGAATAGTCGTGATGACTTCCAGTATAAGCCGCCGCAATTTCATAAACCAAT